ACCCTCTGTATAATGTCCCGTAGGGACATTATACAGAGGGTCTCCTTTAATTATTACTTAGAAAGTACTTAATTAATTCTTTATTCTTTAACACTATTACACTATTACACTTAACACAATAAGATAGACTATTAATTTCTATTTATCTGAACCAGAATAATAAGGGTCTAATTAATTACTTTTTAATTCTGAACCAGTAAAGAAGAGAGTAATAATAATAATATTAAAGAGACCTTCCTTATATCTCTCCCGAAGGGAGAGATATAAGGAAGGTCTCTATTATTTATTTATTAAGAGAGAGAGTATTAATAGAGAATTAATGAGAGTAATAATGTATTTCTTATCTCTTAACTGAGAAATAATTAAGAGATATTAAAAGAATAAGAAGAGTAAAAGAGTAGTTAATACTATTAACTTTCTCTCTTTTACTCTTCTTAATTAATTACTTAATATTCCTTAATAATAATATTAATATCTCTGTCTTATCGTTATCTCTCAGTATAACATAAAAAGATATTCTTGTCTATTCTCCTGATTAATTATTTCTTCTCTGGTTCTAATCTAGTTCTAATTATCTCTTCTCTTATCTTCCTGTTACTGGTCTTTAACTTATTCCGTGCTTACGCACGGATATTTTGTACAAGGGAAAGTACTTCCCTAATTAACCGTTACTAATTATTTGCCATTAATAAGTAACATTTCACTTTCAACCCTTACATAAAGGAAACTAATCATGGCTACTAAATCTACTAAATCTCAAAAAGACTTGTTCTTCGCTAAACTAGCTCAACAACAAGAAGCTCAAGCAGCAGTACAATCTCATACTACTGGTTCAGTAATTCGTAATAACAACTCTGATGATAAGACTACTGGTGTCTTTGTGAACCAAGGCGTATATCATCCTACATTGGGTGTTATTGCATTGAGCTATGGTGTTGATGCTGGGTATATTGCTCGTAAACCTATGAAATTTAGTAATACTTCAGGCGAATTGTCTGAGGGACAACAGGCGTTAGCAGCTCGTCAAGCTATCAGTCAGGCTTATACTGGTCTGGTTCAGGACTTGGCTCAAGATATACTGAATAACGGTACTCGCGATTTGGATATTACTCCAGAAAATATCCATGAACTTACTGATAATCCTGTGTTAATCAATCTGTTTACTAAATGTCAGTTGGGTGTAACTTTGGTCAATACCAATGTTGAACGTGCTGATAACGTAGAAATCAACCAAGCTAATCTGGCAAATCTATTTGCTTGATACTAACTAATAACTGGAAGGGAAGAAATTCCCTTTCCAGCTATTTTTTACTAATTTAGAGATAGTCTCTGAATACCTAACCAATTCCCTAATAGGAGAACAATTCCATGTCCCAACTCATTAAATCAAACCAAACTCTTAACATCATTCTTCCCACTAAAGAACTTTCCATTGAACCAGATAAAATCCTTTATCTTACTGGTTCAGTAATCAAACTATCCAAAGATGTCATTGGTATCCTTAAGGTTACTTTGATTAATGGTTCAGTATTGGTATTTCATGCCCTTTTGAACTATGAACTAAACCATGTTAAACCAAATCAAGAAATGGAAGCAATGTTTAAATCCATCCGAACCAGTAATCTATTTGTAGCAGATGGTTCAATCTAAAATACAAGACACAGGGAAATATCCTTGTGTCTTTATTTTTATTATATCAAAGACAGACCTGATAATTATTTCCCTTTCTCCGTCCTTACGGACGGATTTATTGTATATGGTAATGTTTGTTTAATTAACACAGGAGACAGAAATGGAAACCAAACAAATTGAATTAGAAAACAAATTCAATGAATACGCTGTAAGAGAACAGTATCAAGAACAATGGTATGATTTAATCATTCCAATAATGAATAAATTAAACCTAGACCCAGAAGAAGATGAAGAGATTTACTTTGATACAGTAAATACTTTCATCACTATTCTGTATATTCTAGCTGAGAGAAAACAGATAATGTACCATAACTTAATTGAAATGATTATGGACAAATCTGATATTGATAACTCTATTTCACATCTCAGTAGTATTCTTGATTTAGGAAATCAGTATGGATTATGGAAGTATGACCAATTACCAGTCAATGACCATGCACTTAAAGTAAAAGCTAATTATCTCATGTCTAAAGAATGCGAATTAGCTCTAAACCAGTGTATGTACAAACTTCCTATGATTGTTGAACCAGAGAAAGTAAAACATCATGAGAATAATAGAGGTTCAGGTTATTTAACTCAATCTCATGACAGTCTTATTCTTAATAACAAACATCATAATTCAGAAATCTGTAAAGAATTTCTTGATATAGTCAATCAAGTACCATTGAAATTAAATCATTCTGTGTTACAGAATTATCAACACAAGATTAATTTAGACAGTATCAGGGAAAAACAATCTCAAGGTTATACTCTTTCAGCATGGGAAGCTATTATCTTAGCTGAACAGAATATTAATCAATTCAATCAACAAACTGAAGTAGCTGGTTCAATCTTAGAAGACAATCCTTTCTACTTGACACATAAATATGATGCTAGAGGTAGATGTTATGCTCAAGGTTATCATATTAACTATCAAGGAGACAGTTATTGTAAAGCTATGATTGAACTTGCTGAACCAGAACTAATTAAGGACTAATCTTATGTATGCAGACCAATTCATTGCATTAATTTATCTTGGTTTAATCATCATGTTTTGTATTTATCACATGATTAAAACCAAACTTAATCCAATTAAATGGATTAAAGAATATCTGTAATACCAACTGAACCAGTAAAGATTATTACTCTACTGGTTCATATCCTATTCCACTTTCAACTTAAGGATAAACTATCATGGACAAATTCTCAGGCTTAGAAGCCCTTAAAATTGACATTGCTAATAACTTTGGCAAAGACAAACTAAATTACTTTGATAGGATTAACTGGTTCAATTCTGAACTAGCTCCTAAAATCAAAGCTAATTCAAGTATTCAAGACTTAATGCTGGAAGCTGAATATGCTGAAGAACCAGAATTAGCATTTGCAGGATTACAGGCTTATGTTAAATACTTGAACCAAGAACCATCAGGTTACATGGTATCTTTTGACAGTACCAGTTCTGGTATTCAAATCATGTCAGCTCTTACGGGAGATAACTCAGGAATGATTTTGACTAATCTTACTTACCCTGAACAAAGATTTGATGCTTATACAGAGATTTACAATATCTTCTTGGATAAATGGAATAAACAATATCCGAATCAAGAGATTAATATCTCCCGTAAGAACATCAAATCAGCAATCATGGTAATGATGTATGGTGGTTCAAAATCTATTATGGGTAAACTTAATAATGACAAGAAAGTATTTGATGTTTTAATGGAAGTATGTTCTACAACTATTTCAGGAGCATACAACCTAAGAAAAGCACTCTTAAACTGTATTTCAGATACAGCAACAGAATACTCTTGGTTCACTCCTGATGGATTTAATATAATAACACCAATTACTGCTCTTTATGAAGAACAAAGAGAGACTTCTATTGGTACTATTTATGTCAAATACAAAGATAAAGGTACTGATAAGTTCTATAAAGGTAATGTAGCTAATCTTATTCACAGTTTAGATGCTACCTTAATGAGAGAAGTAATTGGAAGATGTAGTTACAATGAAGATAAAGTAAGAAAAGTTCTTAACATAATTGGAAGAGTTAATTCTCCTGAATTTGCAATCAATAAGATACTTGCTCAATACTCAGAGATAGAGAATAACCATCTTGAATTACTGGTTCAAATCTATAAACAAACAGGATTTATGTCAGTAAGATTTATTGAGTATTCTCAATCAGAGTTAGACATTGCTTATCTTCTACAACAATTAGGATTTAATTTCTTAACTAATTTATCCAGTATGTGTTTAGGTATCTTACAAAACAAATCATTTCATGTTTTGTGTGTACATGATTGCTTTAAATGTCTTCCTAATCATGTAAACACAGTAAGATACTGGTATAACAATGTACTGGCAGATATTGTAGGTTCTAATTCATTACAATTCATGATGAGTTTCTTATCTAATGGACTTAAAGAGTTTAACAAACTCCCTAAACCCAATCAGGACTTAGTAAACAAAATCAGAGAAGCTAATTACGCTATCTGCTAAATAAAACAGGACTACCAATTGAATGGTAGTCCTTATTTTTTGTCCTATCCCTTATATCCTGATTTAAGAAAATAAGAAAGAAATCAGTAAAGAAAGAAAAAAGAAGCCCTTAGGGTAATTTTCAGACAGACCTTTGTCAAATGAAAAATTTTCATGATGATACTGATTCAACATGAATAAAATTAATACTCTTTGATTTTAAAAGAAATTTTGACAGACAAATCAATCTCACAAATATTCTCCCCTTTCAAACTTTGGGAGGGTAGTATCCCTGTTCTCTCTTTTTTCTTTTTATCCCCAGTAAGGGGTCAAATTTGCTCTCAGATTGAGTTTCTAGGCTTGGGTGGTACTAGGGTAGCTTGAACCAGTCAAATCAAATCTGAGAGCATTCTGGAAGGATTTTTATGAGTAATTTTTCAAGAATAGACAGACAAGGATTACTTTGTATTTTGGGTAAGAATATTGATAATATGTATGCTTATTTTTATGATGGTTCTGTTTACAAAGCTAAAAAAACCTATATTGGTATTGAGTGGAGATATTCTCATCAAATGGAAATAGATAAATTAAGAGAAGTTGTTAATTCTTTTAATAGAGCGTGGGAGTTAGCAAATGAGTGATATAATGAGTTTAAATAATGAAGAAGTAATTAAAAATAGTTTTACTAAGACTAAACGTAAACCTATTAATATTACTTCAATTGATTATAACTTAGTAGCTTTATGTGATGATGGAACAGTATGGAAATATGACCATTGTTCCAAAATTTGGTTTCAATTACCTAAAATACCACAGGATTAACTATGACAGATTACCCAAAAATTACCTTATACTTGGAAAATTTTGAGGGAGATACCAAAGAATATCCCCTTGAAATTATTCCCCAAGAATGGGCTGTATATAGCCCTCAAATGCAAGGAGAAATCCTTGATGGTATGATTGCACAGGCAGAGCAAGAAATGCCCTCAGAGACGTTTATAGACTGGTTCTGGAAAGTTCAAGTCCCTGAAGACTTTGAACCAGTAGAAACAGACAAAGAATTTGATAAACGTCTAAATTTAATCTTTAAACATGGAGATGATTAATGTATTACATTATGTTCAGAGTGAATACAGATAGATGGAATCAGTTTATGCCTATTCCTAATGTAATTACTAAACAACAAGCTGTAGATAAAGCAAGAGAGTTTTACGATAAAGCTGTATTGAATATCTATGGTATGAATGAATTGAACCATGATATTAAGACTATTTCTTTTGGTTCAAAAGTTCAATTTAGTGAGTATGACCGTAAGACTGGTAAAGTAACTCGTATTATTGATTATCCTATTAATTGGAGTGAATAAATGAAAGATGTAACTCAATCTATTCTTGACTGGTTCAAAGAAGCTAAACCTGAACCAACAGCAAAAGATGTAGCAGTACAAATTGGTTGTCATTTTGAAGAAGTAGCTGAAATGTGTGAAGCTCTTTACATGGATGAAACTGATACTGTATTACAAGAAGAAGCTGATTGGTTTAAATCTTGTAAAGTAACCAATGATACTGTTCAGATGGTTCAAGACTTTAATAAACAAGAGTTATTAGATAGTCTTTGCGACCAAGTTATAACTGCTATTGGTGTTGGTTACATGATGGGATTTGATATTATTGGTGCTTTGAATGAAGTAAATAACTCAAATTGGTCTAAGTTTGAGAATGGTAAAGCTATTTTTGATGAGAATGGTAAAATTAAAAAAGGTGTCAATTATTTCAAACCTAATTTGATTAAATTCATTAAGGAATAATCTAATGGATTATCGTAGAAGACAAGGTAGATACATTCTTGAGGATATTGTTGATAGCAGATACAAAGATATTTCAATTTCAGCAAGAAAGAAACAAAAGAATTCTACTAAACCTAAAAGAGACTATCAATTAGAAAGATACTTTAAAACAGACCCTATTGATAAAGAGATGGGATGGTAATGAGTACGAAATCAAAGAAACGTAAACAGACCCCTAATGGTTATACTGAATACGTTTCTTTTCCTTTATTAGGAACAGAAACATATTCAGAGTTTATTAAACTGGTTCGGTATTACGGAGACTTTGTTTCCGAACCAGTAAGAAAACAGATATTCAGTAAACCTAGATGGTTCAAAATGGAATTATGGATTGCTGTTGATGGGGGAGAATTTGATATTACAGATATTTCCCCTACTAAAAAGATTGATTACAGAAAGATTAGTCCAATACTTCATGAAATTGCTACTGAAACTGTTAAATCTCTTGCAGAGAATGAAGCTGTATTACTAGACAAGTCTTTCTTTAAAATATCTATAAGGAAAAACACATGATATTATTCTTTTGGATTGTTTATTGGATAAACATTATTGGATTAGGATTGTTTCTAGTCCTATTTTTATGGGATTTATTATGGAATTAGTTAGAGAGTATCACACTAAACAAGTTGATTTAAGTGGAGAAATTATTACAGTACCTAAGTGGGCTAATTATCTTGCAATAGACCAGAATGGATTACTTACTGTATTTTCTCATAAACCTAAATTTCATCGTAGAGATGATGGAGATGATTATTGGCTTAATAATCATGAAGAATTTTATGATGTCAATGTTCAATTCATGTTACTAGATGAAATTAGAGCACGTATCTCTAAAGAAGAAGATGTGAAAGATTGTTGTTTTTATATTGGAGATAGTAATGAATAATTACCCTATTGTTCTTGGTTCAAGAGCTTTGTTGTATCACAACATAGAACCAGATGAAAAATATCAAATGGATTTAGATATAGTTTGTTTTGATAAGCCTGATGTCTTAATCAACAATGGTGTGATTGTGAATAAAGAATTTTATAATGCTTTAAAACCACATTGTATTAAAGCAGCAGGCACTAAGTTTCTTGTTCCTAATCTTGTAGCTATTAAGATGTTTAAATTAGCTCACATGAACCGACCTAATAAATGGTCTAAACATTGGAGTGATTTAGTTAAACTGACCAATAATGGTATTGGTTCAGATATTAGATTACTAAAACAATTTTACTGGTTCTTAAAAGAGAATTATCCACTTAAGAAACTTGAACCAACAGAACAAATTATTGTAGAACATAAACAGTATGACAAAGATACTTGGGAGAAGAATGTTTCTTGGTATAAAGCTAAGTTCACAGAATTAGGATTAGATAATAAAACAGCTTGGTTCTTAATTCAAGTATTTGAATTAGGTTTGAGTACTAATGCAACTCTTGAACAGTGTATTGAAACAAAAGTTTGTATTGATGCTCCACCTGAATTTGATTTATTTGGAGATATTCTTGTACTTAATGAACTTCTCCCTGTGTGGTCTAAGCTGGTTGAAATGTATCAATCAGTAATTTCAACATATCAATATAAAGGATAGCTTATGATTAAATGGATTATTAAATGGCTTAAAGGAAGATATTTTGGAGAATGGGATAAACGTCTTGAATTAGAAATTCATGTTCTTCACGCTAAATTAAAGGAAGAACAACAGGAACATGAAAAAACAAAGTCTCAATTAAAAGTTTACAAATACATTGTAACTACAATGCCTGAAACTTTAGATGAGATAAAGATTTCTCGTGGATTAAAGAAACGAATTTTAAACAAAATTATGTCAATGATTGTTATTAAATAGGAGTTATTATGACTTTTGTAGTATCACATAAACAAGCTAAACAGGCTTTACAGATTGGTATGCAAGCTAATACTGTTTCATTCTTAATGGGCAGTCCTGCAATTGGTAAATCTGCTATTATTAAACAATTAGCTAGAGAGAATAATCTTGAGTTAATTGATTTACGTCTTACTCAATTACAGCCCTATGATTTGGCAGGTCTAGTTAATCCCAATAAAGATAAACATAGCTTTAGTTATCTTCCATTAGATGAATTTCCATTAGAAGATTGGGATTTACCTGAAAACAAACAAGGCTGGCTGCTTTTCCTTGATGAGTTCAATTCAGCAGATAAATATACAGCAGCAGCGGCATATAAATTACTACTTGACCGTGCTGTTGGTAAGTATAACTTACACCCAAATGTACGAATTATCTGCGCTGGTAATAAACTCACTGATGGTGCTATTACTCATAAACTAGGTACAGCAATTCAATCTCGTGTAACTCATTTAGAGTTGGAGATTAACATTAAAGAGTGGTTGGAATGGTTAGACCAACAAACAGATTGGCATAATCTAATCCATCCATTCTTGAGTTTCCGACCAGAATTAGTTTATAACTTTGACCCAGCTAACGAAGTAATAACATACTCTTCTCCCCGTACATGGGAAATGTTATCTAAACAACTTCCTTACTTACTTCAATTATCCAAAGAGGATTATGTTCCGATTATTATGGGTATTGTAGGAGAAAGTGCTGGTTCAGAATTTTGTGCATTCTTAGATGTGTTCTCTGAATTGCCTACTGTACAAGAGATTTCTCAAGACCCCCTTAATACGCCTATTCCCAGCTCTATAGGAGCAAAATGGGCATTGGGAGTACATCTGGCAGGACAAGTGAACCAATCAAATTCTGGAGCGATTGTGGACTATCTGGAGCGTATTCCTGAAGTGGATATTCGTGTAGTAGCTTACCGAACTTTGAGTAAAACCTACCCACAAATTAAAACGAACCAGAAATTAATTAACTCACTTCGTTCAATCCGACAACAAGTAGCTCAACCTTAAAGAAAGAAATAATTATGGAAATAGCTATTGGAAGATGGTATAAACATTATAAAGGCGGAGAGTATTACATAAGAGATATTGTTCTTCGTGAAAATGATTTAGAACAAATGGTTGTGTATTCTAATTTTGATAATACTTATGTACGTCCTTTATCTGAGTTTAAAGAGAAGTTTAAACCTGTAAATTATATGTCCATTAAAGAACAAGATTTGATTAGCCTAAAAGTGTTTCTTAAAGAATATGACTTAATGTCAGCTTTTAGAGACTGGTTCAATTGTAATGCAGAAGAGAATGAAGTAACTTTTGCTGATATTGTGGAGAAACTAAATGAAAAAACTAATTCTTCTATTATTGGTGCTAATTAGTACCCATTCTTTTGCTGGTTCAGATAATTTTATCAAGAACCAGCATCAGTACAATTCAGATTTCATTTATAAAGTCTGGATTGATAATAAAGTGAACCAGTGTGTTAATGAAGGTTATTACAAATTCAGTAATAAACAATCTAAACATTCTTGGTTCTTATTTTGTCGTAATGTTATTTTACATTCTATTTAAGGAAATGAAATGAATAAAACTACTCTTGTAAATGTTATCTACAACAACGCTGATGTTACTCGTGATAAAGCTGAGTATATTGCAGATGCTATTCTTGAAAATATAAAACACGCTCTTATTGCACAAGAAGATATTTCTTTTAAAGGGGTACTTTCTATTATTACTAAGACAACTCCTGAACGTATGGGACGAAATGTTCGTACTGGAGAAGAGGTACTTATTCCAGAACAAGTAAAATATCGTCTTCGTGTATCTAAAAACATTAAGGATGTAGTAAATGGAAAAGCCTAATAAAAAATTAATTGCTCTTAAATCCATTATTTATATGTCTTTAATTTATGGAGTTATTCCATTTATTTTTGCTTATGGATTTATAGAGATTACTGGTTCATCAAGTAAGCCATTAGAAATTGCTTATTTGATTGTATTTTGGTTGATTATTGGTGGAGTAATTGAAAGGATTTCACACAATGATTAGTGTAAAAGTTATTGCTGATACTATCTGGAATGGTAAACGTATTACTACACTTCAATGCCATTTTCCACGATTTATTCTAGCTCAAGTAAATACACATCGGATGTTCAGTCGTAATACAGCTTCGTCTCGTGCAGTACCAGTACAAAAGATGATTGACCGTATTAAAGCTGAACCAGTAATCCCAGTACATTGGGGTTTGAACCAAGCAGGTATGGTAGCTCAAGAAGAGATTGCTCAAAAAGAAAAACCTCTTGCCCAATTCATTTGGGAAAATGCTATGAACCATGCTTTATTTGCTTCTAAACAGCTTCAAGAAATTGGTTTGCATAAACAGATTGTTAATCGTCTTCTTGAACCCTTTATGTATGTTGATAGCGTTATTACAGCTACTGAATGGGATAACTTCTTTAAATTAAGACTTCATGAAGATAGCCAACCAGAAATTCAATTACTGGCTCAGAAAATGAAAGAAGCAATGGACAAATCTATTCCTGCTAAATCTCAGGTTCATTTACCGTATATTACTTATGATGAATTGAACCAAGCATCAAAAGCAACTACAGATATGTTCTTGGAACTTGCTCCTCTTTCAGCAGCACGATGCGCAAGAGTAAGTTATTTGAACCATGAGGGTAAAACACCTAATCCTGATAAAGACAAGGAAACATTCCAAAAATTGAAATCAGGGGGTCATTGGTCTCCTATGGAACATCAAGCCCTTGCAATTACTGAACCAGATTTCTTTATATCAGATTGTGATTACAATCCTATTACTGATGAATTTTCTGAAGTATTTGCTGGGATGACTGAACCAAATGAAGTACGTTGCCGTAACTTTATTGGCTGGCAACAATTCCGAGATTTTCATGATTGATTAAGCAGGGGAGAATTATCTCCCCTTTTATTTTGAAAGGTATTTATGCAAATTAATAGCCCTACACGATATATCCGAAAACAAGATAATTCGGATTTATGGGAATGTGGTCTGATGATTGAGGGTAAAAAGAAATTCACAGACACAAAGAAAAATATTGAACGTCAAGTTATCCGAGTAGTAAGTTCTTATGAAGAAGCTGAAGAGTGGTTAAACAACTATGATAATGGGGTTTAATAATGCTGTTTCATATTATTGATGACAGTTTTGTTATCTATCGTAAAAATGGTATTTATAAACAAGAACAGGTTTATGAACGTAACGGCTATCTTTATACTAAACAAGGTAATGGATTTAGTCGTTTATGTGAAACTTGGGAAGGTAAATTAGGAACAACTTGTCCTAATACTATTATTGAAGAAATTCAAGGCGTAGATTATGAAATTGAGCCTTATACTAAATGGATTAAACTAAAATGAAACCAGAAACCAGTCAAAATATTCAGAAAGTAAAACTTCATATCTTAAACAAAAAACAATCTGCTTTTGTTTCATCTATGTTGTATAACTTAAAGATTGAAGCAACTAACGTAGATAAAATTCAATTACATACTTCAGAAGAAAAGAATGCTATTCTGATTAATGAAGACTGGTTTAACCAACATCAATTAGCAGAACAAGCAAGTATTTTGGTACATGAAGTTTTGCATTATTCCTTACAACACGATTTACGATTAGGGCAGCGAGACCCAGAAATCTATCAAAAAGCCTGCGACCAAGTAGTAAATAATCTTCTCATGGATATGGAATACGAATTACCAAACTATGAGAAAAACTTTACTAAACCAAAATATCATAATATGGCTGTAGAAGCTGTGTATAAAGATATTGAACAGGAACAACAAGACAATAAAAATCAGAACCAGAACAATAATTCTGGTTCAGGATTTGGTTCAGATTTAGTTTTTCAATCTGGTTCAACTGCTCAACAAAACCAACGTACTCAACAAGTATTGTCTGCTGATATGAGCCAACAAGCTCAAAGCAATAAATCTATTGGTTCAGACGGTTCAGTATTTGAACAATTCTTTAAGGACATTAAAGAGGGTAAATTAGATTGGAGAACTATCTTAGCTCAGCATGTGGATGAGATTTCTCAAAATGAAATGTCTTACACAAACTTCAATAGACGCTATCTTCCATTAGATTTGTATCTACCAGATACTAAAGGGGAGAACTCTATTGAACGTATTGCACTTGCATTTGATGTTTCAGGTTCTGTAACTAAACCAGAAACAAAAGCATTCTTGGCTGAAATGCGAAAGATTAAAGAACAAATCAATCCTGAAGTAATGTCAGTTACTACTTTTAATCATCAAATTGTAGAGCAATTTGATATTACTCAAGATAAAGATTTAGCACAAGTTACAATGAAAATTTCTGGAGGTACTAATCTTGAACCAGTATTCAAATATTACAATGAAACAAAAAACAATCCATTATTCCTAATTGTATTTAGTGATATGGAATTGTATTTACCCAAGAAACCTAAATATCCTGTAATTTGGATTTGTATTAACAATCCTGATTGGAAAGCTCCTTATGGAAAGATTATCCATATTACATCGGAAGATTTAACAAAAGGAATTAAATAATGGCTCGTGATTTCATTCAAATCAGTTTAAACATTCTTCAGAACTTATATCAAAACTCTGAAGATAAAATGATTGCTTCCATTGATAAACAAGTGGAAGAAGTAAATACTAAAGGAGAATTTAAACCTATTCTATTTCAGAATACTCAAACAGTACTGGTTCATAGTAATTCTCCCAGATACGGTAATGGAAGTCTTATCCGAGACTTTATTAATGACCAAGACATTGAACCAGAACTAAAAAATAAGTTATTTGAATTATGGCAATATAAACAGAACCAGCAACAAACATATCAATCAGCAGTAAGAGCTGCTATGCAGTATTGTACTCAAATAGCTTTAAAGAATTTGGATACCGATTATCAGCTTCAATTATTCTTTAAACTCTTTCCTGATTATATTTGGCAAGATGCGGAATTATTGAAAAAATTGCCAACAGAAGAACAGGAAAATTGGTTAGAATTAAAAAAACCAGATAGCCAATCCCCTAATATTATTGACCATGACCATAATTATCGTAATTCAGTAATGAACTTTACCGATATTTATTATGGTCTTGATTTCTTAGATAACTTTTAAAGGAATTTTATTATGAAAAAGACCCTTTTACTTCATAAAGGATATTTACCAATTGGAGATGCAGCTAGACTTTACGGTTCTGTTGCTAAAGAATTAAACCTTAAACAATACTCTAATTTTGAAGTAAAAGGGCTTTATTATAATAAATCTGGTTCAACACCAGCAGCAATGAAACGTGAATGGATTTCAATAGAACAATCTATTCTGAACCAGTATGATTATTTAATTATTACTGATGCTGATTACTTTAAATTAATCACAAAACAATCTAAAGCTGATAGTTGTTTAGGGAATATTTATTCTTCTGAATTATTATCAGCAAAAATTCTTTATGCTCCTACACACTATCAAGCTAAATATGACGAACCAGCTTATTTAGATAAAATCAAAACAATCTTTAATACTATTATTTCTGATTGTACTGGTTCATACCAAGAAATAGGAAGCAACATTATTCATTCTGCTCAATATCCTATTGACTTGATTCAAATTAAACAGGCTCTTTGGAATTTACATCAGTATCCTGCTTTAACTATGGATATTGAAGCTAAATCTCTTAAAGTAACAGAAGCTGGTATTTATATCATTGCTTTTGCTTGGGATAAAAACAACGGATTAGCTTTTCCAGTAGATGCTCATCCAGACAGTTTTGAAATTCGTAAATTACTTAAAGAATTTCTTACTAATTATAAAGGCAAATTAATAGTTCATAAAGCAAACTACGATATTATGGTATTGGTTTATGAATTGTTTATGGAAAAGAATTTTACTAACCTGAACCAGCAAGTATTAGGTATTAAAACACTTTGTCGTAATCTTGAAGATACTTTGTTAATTACTTACTTGGCTACTAATACCTGTGCAGGGAATATCTTAGGTTTAAAACAATTAGCCCAACCCTTTGCAGGAGATTGGGCTGTAGATGTATCAGACGTAACCAAAGTACCTTTACAAGACCTGCTTCAATACAATCTTGTGGACTGCCTTTCAACTTGGTTCGTGTATGAAACCTATTACCCTAAAATGCTCTCAGATGAGCAAGAAAGCGTGTACCGAGACCATTTCCTACCCTACCTACAGGACTGTATCAGAATGCAGCTTAACGGGCTTCCTGTGAGCCTAGAAAAGGTATTGGAATTGGAAACTCAACTGAACCAAGAAAAAGAGCAAATTTTGCAGACCATTCATTCCAGTCCCTATGTCAAAAATACTGAAATGATAATTGCAGGGAGATTGGCAGCTAAAAAGAACTCAGAATACAAGAAAAAACGAGTTACTGCTTTGGAAGTACTAGAGCCATTTAATCCAAGTTCAAACCAAGCTATTGAATGTCTGGTTTATGAAGTAATGGGTTTACCAGTTATTGAGACAACAAATACTGGTAGAGTAGCAGTAGGTAAAGATATTCTTGCAACTCTTGTTAATCATACAGAAGACCCAGAGAAAAAGGATATTCTTACTTCACTGGTTCAATATTCTGAAGTCAATAAAATCCTTTCTGCTTTTATTCCAGCATTTAAGAATGCCAGTGTTGATGATTTTGGTAATGTAAGGCTTACAGGTTATTTTAATCTTGGCGGTACTGTATCTGGAAGAATGAGTAGCTCTAACATCAATCTTCAACAATTACCCGCTACAGGAAGTAGATTTGCTAAACCAGTTAAAAAATGTTTTATTAGTAATACTAACTTTATTATGTGTGGTATAGACTTTGCAAGTCTTGAAGATAGAATTGATGCTCTTAAAACAAAAGATACTAACAAACTTAAAGTTTATATTGATGGCTATGATGGTCATAGTTTAAGAGCTTATGCTTATTTTAAAGACCAAATGCCAGATATTATTGATACTGTAGAGAGTATTAATAGTATTGCTAAAAAATATAAAGATTGGAGACAAAAAAGTAAAGCACCGAGTTTTGCACTTACTTATGGAGGTACTTACTTAACCTTAATGAAAAATTGTGGTTTTGATGAAGTTACTGCTAAACAAATTGAAGAACGTTACCATGAACTTTACAAGGAAAGTGATATATGGATTAAAGAACGAATTAAAGAAGCAACAGTTAATGGTTATGTAACTGGAGCATTTGGATTACGAGTAAGAACTCCCATGTTACTTGGAGCTGATATTAATAAATTAACTAATCAGCAAGCTGCTGAAAGTAGAACTGCTGGTAATGCTTTAGGTCAGGGTTGGGGATTATTAAATAACCGAGCTATGAATGCTGTTCTTAAACGAATAGATAAAGCAGGTCTTACTGAAGATATTTATCCAATAGCTGCCATTCATGATGCCTGTTATTACATGGTTCGGAATGATATTCAAACTATCCTTTGGTTGAACCAAGTAGTAACAGAAGAAGCTAAATGGCAAGACCATCCTGTAATTCAACATGACCAAGTTGGATTAGAAGGGCAATTGGATTTATTTTTCCCTGATTGGAGTAATCCTATTACTCTTCCTGAAAAACTTACTGAACCAGAATTGATTAGCTTGGTTCAAAAATCAATGGAGACTTAATCATGTCTGATAAAACATTTAATCCTGTTATGGCAAATCTTATTTGTCCTGTATGTGCAAAACAAATGCCTGTAATTTTGATTAATCAGAAACTAACCAAGAAAGCTGCTGCTGAAATGGATAAAGTTTCTGGTCAAAATATTGGTTTTGCTGAAGAACCTTGTGATGAATGTAAAGAACTAATGAACCAAGGAGATATTGTTATTGGTGTAGATATTAAAAAAACCACAGATATACGTAATCCTTACCGTTCTGGACATTTTGTTGCAATTAAAAAAGGTATCTTGCCTAATTCAGTACAGTATATGGATTATCGTGAAATGATTAAAATGGGATTAATTGATGAGTGATAGAGAAATAGCTTGTATAGGCATATCTTTTTATGCCTCTATAGCTCAAAAACAAAATAGTGTTAATTTTGAAGATAATTCTTCTCCTAAATATTATTGGATAGTTAGTAAACATCTATTAGATGATAAAGAACGAATTAAGTATGTAGATTATACAGATGAAGGGATTTTTAATGTAATTTGGAAAAAACTTACACCAGTAGAACGTACTAAAATTCAAATTGCTTTAAAGTATCACTGTGTGTCTAAAGAAATAACAATCCATAAAGATATTAAATACACATCCTATGGATTGTTAAATCATTTTCGTAATCGTACTTTTATGGGGAATGGTTATGAAGTAGATTTTAATACAAATCCTTTTGAAAACCCTTTTAAAAATTCGGAGTAATATTAATGAAATTCACTAATAATCATAATATTCCTTTACCATTGGCTATTTGGCTAGCATCTGATGAATATCAATATGCTAAGACTGCTAATGAAATTTCAACAACAACTCTTATGAGAAGTCCTAGATATATTATTGCTACTAGACGAGCAATGTATCCTGAACAATTTGAACCAGAATTGAGATTACTTCCTGCTGAACAAGATTTGTTCTTGCAAGACCTCACAGACCGAGTTCCTAGTCGTATGGGAGTAGCAATTCACAGTTCGGTAGATTGGACAATTAATAATCGTTGTAAACAGGCTCTGGAAGCTCTAGGATGCCCCTCTGAAGTCGTGGATAGGGTAAAGGTCAATCCTGACCGAGAAACGCTCTCTGAGCGCGATATAGCCATATTCACAGAACAACGAGCTTACAAACCAATCGGAGATTTTGTTATCTCAGGACAATTTGATGCTGTTGTAAATGGAGAAGTGCAAGATATTAAGAGTACCAGTACTTTCTCTTGGACTTCTGGGGCAATGGACAAGAAATACGTCTTACAGATGAGTATTTACCGATGGCTTAATCCTGAAATCATTACTAAAGATACTTGTACCATTAATTTTATTTTTACTGATTGGAATAGAAATTATGCTTTTAGTCGGGATGATTATCCTAAATCAAGAGCAGCAGGAAAAACATTTCAATTACTATCTTTAGCTGATACTGAGGCTTATGTAAAAGATAAGCTGAACCAATTAAAAAAATATTGGAATGAACCATTAGCAAGTATCCCATGCTGTACTAATGAAGACTTGTATTCAGCTCCGCCTACTTACAAATATTACAAAAATGGATATGAAGAGGGTAAACGTAGCACTAAGAACTTTGATAACTACAATGAAGCTAGTCTATACCGAGCTAAGAATAACGGTGCAGGGGAGATTATTGTAGATAAGGGTAAACCTTTTAAATGTCCATGCTGTGATATTGGTATTCTTGGTTCACTTGGTTCAGATAATATTGAACCAGATAAATTAGATTTAGAGATTGGTTAATTTATGGATACATCACAATTACAATACAACCCTACCGTAGAAAAGATTGTAGATATTTTGGTAAATAAGACCCAAAACTACAATCGTGATTTTTTTAGATTACAGGCTAATTTTTATGTAGCACTTGTAGCTTCTACAATGGGTATTCGTGTTAATACTCCCTTTACTGGCACTATTCCAGTTAATTTCTATGGTGTAAATCTTGCATCATCTGGGAGTGGTAAAGGTTTTTCAACTAATATGTTGGAGAACCAAATTCTTGAACCATTCCGAGTTAAATTTATTCATGATATTTTTCCTAATAAAGTGAAATTATCATTGGATAGTGAAGCAATGAATCGAGCAGCCAGTTTGGGAATATCTCATCAAGAGGCTTATGAAAAGTTGGAAAAAGAATTTAAATCTTATGGTGCTTTTAAATTTACTTTTGATAGTGCCACAAGTCCCGCTATTAAACAATTTCGTCATAAGTTACTACTTGCAAAACTTGGTTCAATCAATTTTATTATTGATGAGATTGGTTCAAATCTGAAATCCAATATTGAACCATTAACAACATTCTTGGAATTGTATGATAAAGGTTTGGTTAAAGATAAATTAACTAAATCCACTCAAGACAATGTACGTCATATTGAATTGATTGGTTCAACACCTAGTAATCTTCTTATGTTTGGTACTCCAAGTAAGTTATTGGACGGTTCTAGTGTTGAAGATGATTTCTTTAGTTTATTGGAAACAGGTTATGCCAGACGTTGTTTCTTTGCCTTTAGTAAAAAAGACGTAAGAATGTCAGATTTAAGTCCTGAGGATTTATATGACATGATGGCAAATAAAACTCAAGACCAAGACTTATTTAACATTTCATCTCAAATTGAAGCATTAGCTAATTTGAATTTATGTAACATGACAGTTAATGTACCAAAAGATGTAGGTGTTAAACTTGTAGCATATCGTATTGAATGTGAGAAAGCAGCAGAAGAATTACCCGAACATCAGGAAATACTAAAATCTGAAATTTCACACAGATACTTTAAAGTACTTAAATTGGCTGCTGCATACGCATTCTTAGAAGGTAAATTAGAACTTGAAGAAATACATCTGAACCAAGCAATTAAGTTTGCAGAACATTCAGGGACAGCATTAACAGCAATGTTAGAACGTGAAAAACCTTATGAACGACTTGCTAAATTTATTGCTGATGGTAGAGGTAAACAATTTACTCAAGTAGATTTGGTGGAAGAGTTACCTTATTACAAAGGTACAATTTCTCAAAAGAATGAATTACTCTCTATGGCTATTGCTTGGGGATATAGTAATCATATCCTCATTAAAAAGTCATTAGGAGATAATGGTATTGAATTTATTTCAGGAGAGGGATTACATGAAACAGATTTAAGTAAAATCAAAATTGCTTATTCACAGGATTTTGCTGATGGATATATCAATGCTGAAGTTGATTGGAACACAGCTTTTGATAAGCTGTTACCGATGGCTGATTATCATTGGACTAATCACCATTCTGTAAATGGTAAACGGTCTAATGAAACAATGGTTCAAGGTTGTAATGTTATAGTACTTGATGTTGATGGTGGAATTACTCTGAACCAAGCTCAGAAACTGTTACAGGATTATGAGTACATCATTCACACAACCAAACGTCATCAAGTTCCTGATGAGACTGGTTCAGTAAAAGATAGATTTAGGGTCATATTACCTATGAATTATGAAGTAAATCTTTCTGAACCAGAATACAAACAGTTTATGCAGAATGTTGCCAAATGGTGTCCATTTGAATTGGATACTCAAACATTCCAACGTAGTAGAAAGTGGGCTTGTACTGAAAACACTACTATCTACAAGAATAGTGGTAAATTACTTGATATTTTGCCATTTATTCCCCGAACCAGTAGAGAAAATGAATTTAGTAAGCAACATGAAGCTCTTGGTTCAATGGATAATATTGAACGTTGGTTTGCTCAACAAATGCAAATGGGTAATCGTAATAACCAAATGATTAAGTTTGCTTTAATGTTATTAGATGGTGGAATGCACGTTAATGATGTTATTCAGGCTGTTTATAACTTTAACAGTAAATTGACTAATCCTTTGAGTGAAGATGAATTACAATCTACAATTTTTAAAACAGTTCTAAAGAAAGGAACTAATAATGAGTAACTCTTTACTTGTAATGATTGCTGGAGAAAGTACAGGAGGTAAATCAGCTAGTTTGATGAATCTCCGTAACCCTGAAGGTGTATTTTACCTCAATACGGAAGCGATGAAACCACTTCCATTCCCAGATAAATTTAAAAAACTATTATCAGGGCTTAATAATCCAAATGATATTTTTGCTTTATTTAATAAAGTAGAACAAATGGATGATATTCATACTATTGTTATTGATAGTCTTACATTCTTAATGGAAATGTTTGAAAGTATGAATGTTTTGACTGCATCTAATACCATGCGAGCATGGAGTGATTATGGTCAATTCTTTAAACGATTAATGCAAGAAGTAATTGCTAAGTCTAATAAGAATTGGATTATTCTCGCCCACAATACTGCTGAATTAAAAGAAGATGGTACATATCGTTATTTCATTCCAGTTAAAGGTGCTTTAGCTAAAACAGGTATTGAAGCGTATTTCAGTATCGTAGTTTATGCTCGTAAAGCTCCAATCAAAGAATTGGAAGAACTAGAATATGACCCAGAACTTTTGCGTATTACAGACCGAGACCGTGCTGTAGGCTACAAACACGTCTTTCAGGTAGATATTACTCGAAAATATGCTGATAGCCGTATTCGCGCTCCTATGGGCTGTTGGCAACCGAACCAGCTCTATATGGACAATGATGCCCAAATGCTCATAGACCACTTAACTCAATTCTACGGGTATGAACCAAAGAATTAAGTTACAATTCTTCTCCCCTGTCAGGTTGGTAGAAATATCAACCCATTTTTTCAATTTCAACAAAGGAAACATTAATGTTTAATAATCTTAAAATCCCTCAAGAAGGTGTAGTAAAAGAAACCGATTATCTTGGTTCAAAACCATTGGAAAGCGGTTTGTATCGTGCAGTAATAAAACAAGCTTATGGTACTCAATCACAAGG